ATCCTTGTTTATAGTCAAAATTAAATTTCCTATATATAGGTATTAATTTATATAACATGTAACCATATAAATTTGAATCTATATCATTTAAAGGCAACGAACGCATACCGGGAAACACACTGTTTATTTTAGAATCATATGGATGTTCTTTACAGTCATAATATTTTGCTGTAGTTGCCCATTCGATGATACTATCGGGATCATCTAAAAAGTTATCTTCTATATATAAATTCATATATTTTTATTAAAGATAAACATATTCATTGTTAACCTACACTCGTTCCACGTGTCACCCCATGCACCGTTTTGTTGATGTGTTTGACTACCATCATACATTATAAGTCTATTAAATTTATTTTCAATATTTGTAATATCGATACGTGTTCCGGTCATTACGGGATCAATTGGTTCTGGATTTAAATATAATATTCCAGCAATGCAATGTTCTCCGTCATTATGTTCCCATGTATGTGTATCTTTTTTTATTTTATTAAAAGAAAAAGTATACTTTGCATTTATATTATCTAATCCAAATTCATGTTTATATAATGGTGCTATTTTATATAATATATATCCAAATAATACTTGATCTATATTATGTATATGATCGGTTCTTAATCCGGGAAAGCCACTAGTTGTAGGATCGTCCGATAAGTTTGGATGAGTGTGTTTACTATAAAAGTCAAAAGTACTTACTCGATCGAGTATCATATATGGATCATCTAAAAAATCATCTTTTATAATAAGTTTATTTTGGTTCATTGTTTGGTTTTAATATGCCTATTAAATGTCTACCGAGGAAAGAAGGCCGTTGATCCCACTCTGCCTGTACATTTTTTGTGATTTTTTCTGTTAAAGAAAAGCCTTGGTCCTTAAAGGAAAGTTCTCTTCCTCTAAATCTAACTGTTATTTTAACTTTATTACCTGCGTCTAAAAATTTTTGTATTTTACTTAGTTTAATATTAAAGTCGTGTTCTTCAATTTGTGGCTTAAACACCATTTCTTTTAATAGTACTCTTGTTTCACGAGATTTTTTAACATTTTCTTTATGCTTTTTCTTTTGTGCGTACTTGAGTTTACCTAAATCTATTATTTTACATACAGGAGGATCGGCATTGGGTGAAACACATACCAGATCTAAATTACTATTGGTTGCTTTGTCGCGAGCCTCTTTAGTAGGTATTATACCAAACTGTGCTCCGTCTGCTCCTATTAGGCGGACATAAGGAACACGAATTTCGTGGTTAGCCAATTGGCGTGACGACTTCTTTTTACTTGTCATTCGTCACTGGTTTTTCTTCTTTGTCATATACTAATATTGGTTGACCATTATTATCCACTGTATCTCTTGTTACTATAATTTTGTTAATTCCTTTTTCCCGCATTGCAGGAAGATCAAATTGTGTTTCTAATAACGCCTTTTCAACAACTGATCTTAAACCTCTTGCTCCTGTTTTATATTGTAAACAATTTTCTACTATTGCATCTAACGAATCAGGATTAAATTCTAATTCAATACCATCTAATTTGAATAGATACTTAAACTGTAGTATAACACTATTTTTAGTTTCGGTCAATACTTGTAATAGTTGTTCTTTATTTAATTCATGTAAGCCAACATGTATGGATAACCGCCCAATTAATTCAGGTATTAAACCAAACTTCATTAAATCATCTGGCATAAGTTGCGTTATTAATTCATTTTTAGCAATATCAGATGTATTAATATCACTTCCGAATCCTATATTAGTATTAGGTGAAACCCGTTTTTTAATTATTTTTTCTATATCAATGAATGCGCCGCCCACTATAAACAATATATTAGTTGTATCTATTTCTGTTGCGGGTGCTTGTGGATGTTTTCTACCCGGGGATTGTCGTAAGTCTTGTGGTAAACGTACTACAGTTCCTTCTATTAGTTTTAATAATGCTTGCTGTACACCTTCACCTGATACATCTCGTGTTATAGATGTGTTTTCACTCTTTCTACTTTTCTTATCTATCTCATCTATGTACACTATTCCGTGTTTTGCCGCTTCTATATCGCCGTCTGCTGACTGCAATAAACGTACAATAACATTTTCCACGTCGTCGCCTACGTAACCTGCTTCTGTTAATGTTGTTGCATCTGCTATTGCAAAAGGTACTTCTAAATATTTAGAAATAGTTTTTGCTAATAATGTCTTACCGCAACCGCTAGGTCCTAGTAATAGTATATTACTTTTCTCTAATTCAATTTCTGCAGAAGGATTTTTAATTCGTTTGTAATGATTATATATGGCTACGCCCAAAACTCTTTTAGCAGTGTCTTGACCTATTATATAGCAGTCTAAAAATTCTTTTAATTCACTTGGTATAACAGATTCTAATTCCTTTAAAGGTTTTTTAATTTCTTCTTTTATTATGTCATGGCATAAGTTAATACATTCGTCACATATATAAACACCTGCACCGGCCACAAGTTTAACAACTTCTGTTCGTTTCTTACTACAAAAATTACATTCTAATTCTGAACCGTCTTCTTCAGCCATGTTTTGATTCCAGATCTAATGCTACTTTAAAAGTCGGTAAATCTTCTATAATAACAGTTTTACCTATAGTATTTAATATTTTTTGTATACTTATATTTTTTTTCTGATCACTATAAAACCATACATTTTCTTGTTTGCTTAAAGAAGCTGCAAATGTTAATTCCAAATTATTAATTACATCTAAATTTGCTATAATTAAATCTGCATGATATATATTAGCAATAACCCATGGTATATCTGTATCGGATATAGGTTCTGGAGTAAAATAATGTGTTATACTAGATGAACTATATACTTCATCTATTAGACCCTGTGCTTGTTGTCTCCATTCCGGTGACCCTCCTAAGAAATAAAATCTTAAACCTTGCACCGGTAAATGTAAATCAGGTGGCGTTACATAGATTGTTTCACCCATTAACAGGTACTCCTAATATATCTTCTAACAATGCAACATTTTTATCTGCCAATGGTGTTATATCCTTAACTATTTCTTCTGCTTTAACATAATTTTCAAAGAAAATTGCAATTGGTTCAAGGTTAACTTTTTTATATCCACTCATATTTAATATATTATTCTGAACTAAAGTCTCATAACTTATTATAACATCAGGATTCAATAATTGCACTCTATTAATAAAATCTTTGTGCAATTGTATTTCTTGCTGTAGATAATCAGCATTTATTAGTCTATTTGCTAATTTAGTTCGATCTATATAATTTTGTTGTTGACCGGATTGAATATTAAAAAGAGTTGGTGTATCTGCTAAATTTGAAATTTCAATCCGAAGTTTACTTGCTAAACCAGCAAGTATATTGTTTCTTACTATTACTATAACAGTTGTATTCTTTCTATCTATCCATGTATCATATTCGATATGTCCTGGAAAATATTTAAAATGGTAAGGATATATATCCTCGTCTAATAAATTTAATCTATATGATAATTCTATATTATAGAAGTTAGGTACAAATTTCCTTATTTTTTGCCATGGTTTTAGTCTACGACAAATTTTTTTATTTTTTATATAATACTCATGAAAATAAAAATCATCACTAGGCAATATATGTTCTAAATAAAATTCATTCATTTTATCATGATCATTATTTGATATCGTTGTATATAACATAGTAAGCCATTTTTGCCATCGCCAGGTGATGCTACCCGTGGCTGACAATTTTATAGGATGTAAAGATTTTTTCGTCCTTGGTATAAAAGCATCAAAATTATTTAAAAATTCATATGCAATACAATGTTTTTCAAACTCTGGTATTTTATTATATATAACGTTACAAAAAGACGTTGTACCAGTTCGTGCTCGTGCAAACACTATAATATTTTTATCCATCTTTTTTCTTCATTGCTGGCATCCAACTAGTATCTTTCATATCCAAATCAAAGTCCGATAAAGAACCAAACTCATTGACCATCTCATGATATTTTTTCTCTAAATCCTCATTTTCAACACCAGATGTTTCTAATTGTTTTTTTAATCCTTGAATTTGTGATTCTAATTGCTTTATTCTTAATTCGTAACTTTGAGTTTTTAAAGGATACATATTGGGCCCTTGTACTTCAACCACTTTTTCAACTTCTACTATTTTTTCTATAATAACTTCTTTTGGTTTTTTTTCTAATTCATCTAGAGCACTACTTAATAACTTTAATGTTTCGGCATACTTTTCCCATATATTATCTATGGATTCTTTAGTCCCCATGTCTCTCATGTTTGCTTAATTTGTCTTGCACTTTTTTTTCTAAATCAGCAACGGCCTGTGGTGTAGTTAAATCAACATTTGCTTCTACTTCAACAATTACTTCTACTTCTTTTGGCTTTTTTTCTAATTCGTCTAAAGTATCGTTAAACATCTCTAAAATTTTAGCATACTTTTCCCATAAAGCATCAATGGCTACTTGTTTTTCATTTATCATCGTTTGATCCTTTTTTCTTTAACTTTTTTTGTAAACGTTTTTCCAAACTAGCAATAGCTTGTGGTGTAGTTAGATCGACATTTGCTTCTACTTCTTTTTCTACTAGTTTTTCTACTTCTACTGTTATTACTTTTTCTATTATTACTGGATCATGATCGGTTAAGTTTTTTTTTTCTGATGTTACTTCGACACGGCCAGTTTCATCTACTTCTACTTTACCGGAACCAATTGGAGGAGTTTCTAATGGATTACGAGCACGACGATGTCTGCGATTCATGCCTGATGTGGCTGCCAATAACATCATAACAGCAAATGGATCAAATACAAATATAATAACAACAATAACCCAACGTACTGCTTCTTCTAATACATTTTTATTTTGTGCTTTATCATCTGTAAATACAAACTCTGCGATATATTTAATTGGTCCAACGTCTGCTTCATATATACGATATTGTTTTTCGTATACGAACTTGTCTTCTGATAATACATCTATTTCTGTATAAGCCGCTTTAATAAGAGCGGTTTGTGTATCTACTAATTCATCAATATCGTCTGTATCTGTATATGTAACTGTAGCACGTATTTGTTCTATTGCTTGTGTAGCACTTGCTATTTCTTTCTCTGCTAATGTACGTAAACGTTTGATTTCCATTCTTGCCGCTTTAACTTCAGGACGGTCTGCATTACGTATTTCTTCTATTATGTTTAATAGTCTAAATTTTTCTGTGTTATTTGTTGCACTGAAATCACGTATTGCTTGTGAAGTTACTTCTCTTAATATACCGTCTGCATTAACACCAACTAATGCTTGTACTTTCTTTATTTCATCATTTGCAATATGCTTTTCTAACTGTGCAATTCTAGCATCAACTATTGCTAATTGTTCTATATATGTTTTTGTTTGTGTTGCAATAAGTCTATCACTACGATTTATTATCTCTTGTTGTTCATTGACTTCTGGTTGTCTACGATCATATGCCGAAGTAATTTGTGATTGTAGTTCAGCAATTCTTTCACTAGTGTTAGTGGATGTATCTACAACTTGATTTTGTGCATTGTTTATTTTGTTGTTTGCACGTTCTATAATATAGGTTTCACGTGCAATTAAGTCTGTTAATCGTACTATTTTTGCACCAATTTCTTTACCGCCGGCGGCATGTTCTATATGTGCCTTGGATAGGAACCCAAAAATACCCATAGAAGTTATTAACATTAAGACTACAACAGCGACGGTCAGATAGTTCTTCATCCACCGTTTAGTATCTGGCAGGCGCCAAGATTGATGAAGCCATACAGCGGCAACCAACTTTCCTACCTCTAACGTTCCGCCCATTATTGCAATTGCTATAGGACTAGCACTAAAAATGGCCATAAGGCCAATAATACTATACCATACTGCTACCGAACTAATCGATATTGCACTAAGAAACGTTAGGCTAATTAACAACATACCTTGGTAACGTACTTTCATATTAAATATTTATCTAAAAAGAGTGGTTGGTCCGGGTGGACTCGAACCACCGACCCCCGCATTATCAGTGCGATGCTCTAACCAACTGAGCTACGGACCAGAGAATGGTAGGTCCTGAGGGATTTGAACCCCTGATTCTTGCGTGACAGGCAAGTGTGATAACCGCTTCACCAACGGACCGACTGGTGGGCCCTGGAAGATTCGAACTTCCGACTTCTGCCATGTAAAGACAGCATTCTACCACTGAATTAAGGGCCCTAATTTGTTTTATACTCGCGCAAATATCTATTACGGTTGTGTGCTTTAATAGCCATACCACCTCTACCCTTCATGCCATAAGTATCCGTCTGTGTATGACAATTAGGACATAACAATCGAACATTAGATAAGCTATTATTATCACTATTTCCATCTATATGATCTAATTGTAATGTTAGCATTTTTCCATTCCATTCATCGCCACAACCACATTCACTACACACTTTTCCATATGACTCTGCTAAGTATTTCTTAATATTCTCAACGCGGCCGCTACCGTTCTCTATACGCAGTTTAGCAGTCTTCCATTGATACGCAATAAAACACTTGTTATCACAATATATATTCGCACTTCGTTTTAATATATCCTCTCCGCAATTCTTACATTGCTTAATTGGTGTTTTCTTTCTGGACACACTATATCTACCTTGTGATTCTCCGTGTGTTCGCTTATGACCATTTAAGGCTCTATAATTAGAAAACTCCTTATTACATTTTTCACATTTCATTTTAGTTCATTCTCTGACTATATTTATTTATCTATCTACTCGTTATCTGAACTAAAATATGGTGGAGCTGACAGGGGTCGAACCTGCGACATCCACCGTGCAAGGGTGGCGCTCTCCCGCTGAGCTAAGGACCTATATATAGTAATTTTCATTATAACACAAAGTTTATAATAAAACTACCACCGGATTTTTCTAGAAGACAACTTTTTAATTTAGGATTAGTAGAAACCCAATCCTCAAATTCTTCGCACATTTTTCCTTTACCGGTTATAACTCGTGCTTTTTTATACTGTAATCCGGAGCATGTATCTACAAATTCTTTAAATGTTTCCCACGCATTATGTATAGGAATACCGTGCAAATCTAATTCCGATGTCTCTTTTTCTTCGCGTACTTCTTCCCAGTATTGACGTTGTGCTTTAGAAAACCTAATCATTTGATCTATCATGTCTAATATTTTTCTGCATGACCTTCTGATACTAATTTTTCATTAATATTTGTTTCGTTACCAGCGTCATCTACTACATATACAATACCTAGTATACGACCAAACTTTCCACGTTTGTTTAATATTGTTTCTATTACAAATTTGGTACCGACCAATTCTATTAATCTGGTTTTAATTGCTAATCCTTTCGCACGGATAGCATCATCTTTATTTTTTGGATCAGGACATTTAATACCGAAAAGGCGTATTCGTTGTTTAACAAAAACACCAAATCCTAGATCTATATTAGCATCTATCGTACTGCCGTCTATAACCCTAATTAATTTAGCATTATACTTATACATAACTATATTTATTTGATATTCTATCAAACTAAAAGACGCCGAAGCGTCTTTTAGTTGTTTCGCGCAGAATTAATCTACTTATTCTGGGCAAGCAAAGGTTATATAACTTCCATGATCTTGTTTATCGGTTATAAGTTCTGCAAAAATACCAGCCTCATGAATAGCCTTTTTTGAATTTTCTATAAACTGTTTATCACGTGATAAATTTACAGGGTACTCTCTATCATAACCATATGGTATTACTGTTATTGCACCGGGTTTTACTTCTATTATACAGTTCCACTTCTTTTTCATGTTATCAGATATGTCTGATTCGAATTTGCTAGTAATCATAACTCATTTCCTTATAGTAGTAGTATACTATAAGAAAATATAAAAGTCAATCATAATATCCAAGTCATTACACTATATCTTGTACCTTTTGTTACTTCTTTAACTTCATGCGGATACATAAAATTTGAAGGAAAAACAACACAAGAACCTTGGGCAGGTTTCTTTTCAAACTCACCATCACATAAAACAAAATTTCCACCTTCATAATTATCATTAAGAAATAATAAACTAGTAATATGCGGAAACCCATATTCTTGTCCGTGACTGTGTGCTATATTATCTATATGTCGTTGCATCCATCCACCTTTTAAATATCTATTTAAACGAAAGGGAGTAGTCATATTAATATTAATATCAGGATAATAATCCCTATATGTTTCTATTGCTTCTGCAAATGCCCTCCATAAAGTACTATAATGACCTTCTGCTCTATTTTTAGTAATCCACCATTCGTCCATTTGTAAGTGTTGTCCTGGACTATCTTTAATAGTACCGTATCCAGAATTAAAATGACTAGGACCCCAGTCTGCAAATTCCTCGTAATAGTCTATTATTGCATTGCATTGATCTGGTTCCAAAATGTTTGGAAATAATTTAACGTAATCTAATCTTGTTGTCATAACTGTTTGGCTGTTTCTAAGTTATTAAGTTTCTCTCGCATTCGTTCTAACGTACCTTCTATACCTAAATTATTAATTAATTGTTTATATGTATTTCTATATATAATTCCAAAGTTAATTCCATCTATTGAAAAATTATATATTTTCCATTTACCATCTACAATGTATAAAAGAAACCTGGTATTTACTTTTGAAGTTGCAGATAAATGTAATATCATATGAACATTTGCTTGTGTACGATTAGTATTAAAACTAGTCATACGAAATGTTATTGCCATTGTATCTTTATATTCTAATAGATATGCGGCATACATTGCGTTTAATGTAGTTTCGAATAAAAATGCAAATTCTTCTTGTTGCTCTGTAGTAAAATTACGCCAATTACGACCAAGTATTAATTTAGACATCTTAGGTACATCAACATGTGGCATTAATATTCGTTTAACTAATTCTTGCGGATCTACATTTTCATTTACTCGTAATTCCGATACTGCTCTATGCATAATTCCACTAATTAAAATTTTAGGATCTTCTTGTTGTGTTTCTCCGTATCGCCAGTCGTATTCTGTAGCAAAAACATTATATGTTATAAACATACTTAAACATACCATCCATACGCCCCAAAAAATCCAATCTCGTTTACTCATATATTTCTCCTACAATGTAACATTGTAATAATCTCCACGTAACATTACATTGAACGAAATATTTACCCGTTCTTTATCTGTTTCATTAAGGTCAACAGAATGTTGTAGCCAAGCAGGAAATATAATTAATGTGTCTTTTTTTGTTTTTTGATAATATGAACCTTGATTAAACGGATTAAATTCAACTTTTTTAGGATCGATAGATTGTTCTTCTGGACGCCAAAACATAATATTAGGAAACCCCTGATCCTCATTTAAATAAAATACGCCACTAAACATATTATTGTAATGTGAGTGATGTTTGAAATGAGTATTAGGTTTTTGTATATTTCCCCACATTGAAGTAATTTCTATATGATATGTATAATACTGATATATATCAATAATTGAATGCATCATATCATATATTTTACGACATAACGGTTGCATTATTTCTTGCTTTTGTAAGTCATGATCTATTGTTTGTAAGTCGCGGCGTGATTGAATAAATTCTGTATTATCAAATGTATGAGGGGTTTCATAACAGCATTGTTTTATATATTCCTCTAATCCTAATTCATCTGTTAATCCAGGAAAAGCTTCTATAAAAATAGGAGTTTGAAATATAGGTTGAACTATCATGCCTTTACTCCTTTTAGTGTATCCATTTTATTAAACCCATTTTCGTCGTAAAATTTTGTGCCACATGCACAACTACAAAATGGATGTTTAATAACACTATCTTTTATAAAATATCTTTCATCTAATAGATATATTATTGTATTAGTATCTACATCTTTTTCACATTGAGCGCATTGTACGATCATACTTATATTATACTATATTTTATATAATTGTCAATTTAGAAAGGAATCTCTGACCATGCACCGAGTCGTCGTTTAACTTCTTTATACCCTGCTAATAAATCACCTTTATCAAATCTAAATAGGTCTTTATCAAATGATGCACCAGTAACTGGATCCCATAAACGCATTGTATCAGGACATATTTCATCTGCTAGAACAATGTCACCATTATGGTCTCTTCCAAATTCTAATTTAAAGTCTACTAATATAAAACCAATTGTATGGAAAATTGCTTTAAGATACTTATTAACATCTTCTGTCATTGCAGTCATTGTATCTAAATCATCTTTAATTTGATGATCTAATGCTGTAATAGCATCATATGCAATAGGTGGGTCACCTAGACTATCGTCTTTAACACAATATTCAATGATATGATGATGTAGTGATGTGCCATTTGAAATACCATAACGTTTACAGAATGTACCTGCGGCAACATTGCGAACAATTACTTCAATAGGAACTATTTCGACTTTATGAGCAACAATTTCTCTTTCACTAATTTTTTCTATGTGATGTGTGGGTACACCTAAGTCGCCCATTGCCCTTAATAGTACATCACTTATCCAGCAATTGAGTTCCCCTTTACCTTCAAATTGACTTTTCTTTTCTGCGTTAAATGCAGTAGCATCATCTTTAAAGTATAGAATACATTGATTACGAAAGTTCTCAATCGAATATATCTTTTTTGCTTTCCCTTCATATAACATTTTATCTTTTACGTATTTCATTTTAATTTCCTTTTATAAAAATGCGTGTAATGCTAATACTAACATAACTAAACATAAAGCTTCCATTTCATTCTCCTTTAAATATGTGACTGGATACGTATTTCATTTTAATTTCCTTTTTTGTTTAAAATGTTCCTTTGGTATTGTTTCTAACATTACAATTTTTATTCCTGCTTCTTTATATCTTTCTTTCGGATCACCAACTGTTGTTAGTTTAGATTCTTCTTCCCATGTAATAGTTGTCATAGGATAAGAATAAATTTTTTCTACTATATCGTTTACTGTAATTGTATCACAATTTTCTACAATCCATTTATGAGTATTTGATACAGGCAATTGGTGTTCATTGTGAGTTTTCTTATGAAACTCTGCCATAGATTTAGAATTATCTAAAACTGTTTTTGCCCCCGCCGAAAGACGTTTATTAGTTTCTTTCTGCCAACCAGAAGCAGCTCTCCCGGAATGTCCTTCTGGCAATATTAAAAGATTTCCTATTTGTCTTATTATAGCATCTGACAAGGGATCTTTTGAAAGATTTTCGTTAAGACTTTTTCTAGTTTTTATTTCTTCTAACAGTATAGTTGCTAATCTTTTTGTTCTGTTCATTTATATATCAGAGCGGGTGATCGGAATCGAACCGACAGCATCAGCTTGGAAGGCTGAGGTATTACCACTATACGACACCCGCTTTTTCTACTGGATAGTTTCCTGTAAAACATGCGTCACAACTCTTTTGATTACTTCCTAGTGCTTTATATATACCTTCCATACTAATATGTTTAAGCGATGTAGCACCTATATGGTCACATACTTCTTGCTCTGAATACTGCGATGCAATTAATTCTTTTTTTGTAGGAGTATCTAAGCCATAATAGCAAGGGTTTTTTACAGCAGGTGATGCTATTCTAACATGTATTTCTGTTACCCCCACTTTGTTTAACATCTTAATAATTTTTTTAGCCGTTGTTCCTCGTACAATAGAATCATCTATTACTGTGACAGACTTTCCCTTCAGGCTTCTTAATGCATTATGTTTTAACTTAACCCCCAAGTCTCGTATCTTTTGTTCGGGTTGAATAAATGTACGTCCTCTATAATGACTTCGTGTAATACCCATTTCAAAAGGGATATCTGTTTCTAATGCATATCCTAATGCAGAAGGCACGCCAGAATCAGGTACAGGGATAACAATATCTGTTTTAACACTAGTTTCTTTTGCAAGTTCAATACCAATACGTTTTCTTACATCATATACTACATGTTCTCCATATATGGAATCCGGCCTGGAAAAATATATGTGTTCAAATACACAAAACTTTGTAGGACGTTGAAGGAAAGGATAAGTTGAGGTAATGGTTTGTCCACTTACTATTAACACTTCTCCTGGATTTATATCTCGTTTATATTCTGCACCTATAATATCTAATGCACAAGTTTCTGATGCAAATACATAACCGTCTCCTAATGTACCCATTACTAATGGTCTGAAACCATGCGGATCTCTTGCAACAAACATTTTATTATCACACATTGCAATAATACTAAATGCACCTTCTACTCGTGTTAATGCATTTCGAAACTTATTAAATGCAGACTCTGGTTGCATTGCCATTAAGTGTAATATTACTTCTGTATCGCCTGTAGATTGAAATAAAGAACCTTTATTAACTAACTCTTGTTTTAATTTTACAAAATTTGTTATATCACCGTTGTGTACTAATGCAAATTCTCCAAAGTCAAAGTTTCCTTTAAGCGGTTGTATATTGGCTTGCCCTGAACCTCCGGTAGTAGAATAACGTACATGTCCTACTGCCATGGTTCCTGGCAATTGTTCTAATATGTTTTGGTCGCTAAATATCTCACCTATTCTACCAGTGTCGTGACAACTATATAATCTATTGTCCCATGATGCTATGCCGCCGCCTTCTTGTCCCCGATGTTGTAGAGCGTGAAGACCCAATGCGGTGTTAACCGATGCGTCGGTATTACCAAAAATGCCGAATATTCCGCACATTTATTATCCTGTCATGCTTGCGAGCGCACTTATAGAAGGACTATGATCTGGTCCTGCTTGTTGTTTTGGGTCTTGTACAACTGGTCTGCCTTGTTGCTCGCGGCTTCCTCTTACTGACGGATGAGCAAGAGGATAACCTGTGCCACCTGCTTGTCGTATTGTTTGCCACGCAATCGCCGCCGGCTTTTTTGGAGCCATGTTTAACCATTGTCGAATGTTCTTTTCATTCTGATTATTTTGTATTTTTGCATTGTGTTGTGTTTTATTTTCTTCTTCTGAATTATCCATAACAAAAAAGTAACCTTGTCCAAATAAATTTCTAAAACTTTCTACATTTTGTTCAATTTCAGCATGTGTTTTTGTAAGAATTTCGTGTGGTACTTTACGTCCACCTTTTGCATATCGACTTGCATTTCTTTCTATTGTTGTTTTTAAATCTGCAAAAACAAATACCATTATTGTATCATATCCTATAGATTCAAGGCGTCCTTTAATACCTTTAATTTTATCAAAGTCTTTAGCAGTACCATCAATAACTATTCCGCGTCGTTCTTGCAAGAAATTTCTTTTTCGAGTACCTGTTAATTTTTTTGCTTTTGTACGGATATCATCTCGCTGTTCTTGTTCTTCTGGCGGCATATCTTTACGAAGTCCTTCCTTATCCATTAACAGTTCGAATACTTTATCAGAATCAATTATCCTTAATCCTTCTCCCCCAAATAAATTTTGATGTACATGACCTTTACCAGATGCAGGTGTTCCTGCCATAAAAACTGCTTTAAAAATATTAGGCTCGTCTGTAAATGTACCTTCGGGTTTTTCTGTTAAGATAACTTCATTAATACGCATATAACTATTTATTAAACATTCTTATAGAATATATGTGAACCTATTTGTTTTGTTTTTGACAGACGGGTCGCCCATTTTGGCGAAACATATGTAGCATGATAATGTGTTGCCCCGTCAATGGGATCCGAGTATTTGTTTAATACAAGAATTTCATATGTAAGAGTAGTTGCTATTTGCCAACTTTTAGATTCTTTAACAGGTTCATCTCTGAGACCGTCACAATACCAACTAAATTGACATGTATTGCGTTTAGGAAAAGAAGTACCTGTAAGAGTTGGGCCTTCTTTAACTACATTACATATTGTGTTAGGATACCTTTTATTTTTTAATCTGTTTAAAACAACAAAAGCAACTGCTACTTGTCCTTCTATATTTTCACTTCTTGCTTCCCAATATATATTTTGTGCCATACAGTAAAATTCTTGGGTAGACGCAACTTGATTGAGATTTAAAGGGGCAAATGCTTCCTTAATAGGATGAAACATAAACAACGATATAACAAACGCTAATAAATATTTTTTCATTCTTGCCAATGGTCGGGCCCTTTACGTATTTGGTAACGAAAGTTTTCATTACCAATTTTTTCGTTTAAATTGTTACGATGAATTTTTGCCTGTTCTTTACTATTAAAGTATATATCCTCTACAGCATTTTCACCTTTTCGACTAGTGTCTACTACTTTATATAATAGAGGCGTATCGGGCTCTACTTCTGGATCTACAAATACAAAAGCCATAGGCTCATATTCCTTCATTTCATTCATATTAGTATTTCCTTATATCCTTATATTAAACTAACATTATATATACATTATAACACCAAGAACTCTTGCTGTCAACCATTATATAATGGTGCCCCGAGAGGGACTTGAACCCCCACTCCCTTTCGAGAACTAGGACCTAAACCTAGCGTGTATACCAATTTCACCACCGGGGCTATTCATTAACCTCCCATAGAATCATTAGAATTCCACATTTTTTTTGCAGGATGAACCTTTCGTACCGTAGATCCTTTGGGCAATGTTTGTGCTGTATCTCTTGCTAAAAGGTCTATCTCATAAACAGGAGGATTGCACTTTCTAAACTTTCCTGTTTTAGACATTATTTTTGTAAACCCTAAAGACTTACTATTATACTCTCCTCCAAACACTTCCCAAATATGCGGATCTAAAAGTTTATATCCTCTACGATTGCATGTACTATAAAACATTTTAATTTATTATCCTTGGTTTACCATCGTGCCCTAATGCAACGTTTATAAAATCACCTTTTGCAACTATATCATCACCTACGTATACATCAACATGTACAGTAGCAGATGTTTTTCCTATTTTTAATACATAACCATAACAGGAAACCAAATCTCCTACTTGTACTGCCTTTATGAACTCTATATTATTAGCGGCACGAGTAGCACTTTTGCCTTCAGGTGCAATATGTGCAGATGCTAAATCCATAAGACCCATAAGCCAACCGCCAAATATGTCTCCACGTGCATTAGTATCGCGAGGCATTGCAGATACTTGTATAACTAACTCACCTTTCATAAGTTTCCATTAATTGAAATTGATCTTCTGTCATTCCCATAATATCAAAGTTATAAGATATAATAGTTTTTCTGTTTGTTGATTCAATAGGCGGACATCTATGAATAGCAAAAGCAGGAAAGAAACAAATGTCTCCTTCCTTTACGTCAGGTACTAATATTTTTTCTCCCGACATTACTTCTGTTTTATTAGTTTCATCATCTGCTAGTTCTACATAGTATGCGCCAGTAAAATTATGATCATGTATATGCCAATTATGAAAATTATTTTGTGTGTATTGTTGAAACCATAAGTCGTTAAATTTAATTCTATTTAAACCTAACTGCTGTTGCACCATACTATTAAGTTTTTGATGTATTAACTCTAATATTAGGTTTACCCACGGTCTGTTTTTAAAATCTGTTGATTTATCCCAGTCTAATTTATTAATAGGAGATTTTGATAATGTGTTTTGGGGTGCCGAATGTTGCTTATATTGAGGAGGCATCTCCATAGTTGTACTATCGGATTCTGCAATCAAATCTAATAGTTCATCTTTTAATGCATGTAATTCCGGAAAAGGTTCCGATACATAGTATGTGTCAAGTAGTATTTTGGTCATTTAATAATTTTTTAATTATTGTTGGATATAATTTATGTTCTATTTTGTGTATTTTTCTTTCTAATGTTTCTAATGTATCTTTTTTTGTAACATTAACTGTTTTTTGTGCAATAATTTCGCCTTCGTCTATTTGTTCATTTACATAATGTATAGTAACACCTGTAACTTTAACACCATATTCCCATGCTCGTTTAATTGCATGAGCGCCTTTAAAGGCAGGTAACAATGAAGGATGTACGTTAACAATTTTATTACGCCATCTATATATAAACTGTTCTCCCAATATACGCATAAACCCGGCAAGAACAATTAATTTTATATCTTTTGCTTCACATATTGCGGTTATTTCTTTTTCTAATATATGTGTTGCTTTATAAGAACTCCATGGTATTCTTGCGTTTTCTGCTCGTCGTAAACCTTGTGCTTCTGATGTGTTTGATATGACATGGGACACAGGTATGCCTGCATCTAATATTGCTTGTAAATTAGTACCTGATCCAGATATTAATACTACTATTGACATGCAAATATTTATATGCCTACGGTAATATTAATTACTATCCTCTTTTTGCTTTTTATAGGATTGCTTGATGCATGATATTGATCCCCGTCAAATATAAGTACACTATTTTTTTCAGGTGTGACTCTTTGTTTTATAGTTAAATCAGTAGGTACAGTTTGTCCTCGATCTTCATTACATTCATTAAAAATAAATGTATCTCCATCTGAATCATCTAGATAGTAAATTATATTTAAATAATTTCTAGTATGGCCATGATCTACATGTGGAAAATTATAATCATCTTTAGTATAATTCGGTGCCGGTAATAATAAATTTGCTTTACAACGAATAATGGCCTTATATTTTATATCACATTTATCATTAAGAAAATAATATATGGGTCTTACTTTGTCCCAAAATGGAGAACGTTCATTACCTTGCCATTCGTTGTTGGATTGACCAAACACATCCATATTATTCCAAAAGACGTGAGTAAATTGGATAGAATCTTTATAAGATTGAGTATAATTAGTTCTTTCAATTTGAAATTCTAAATCTGTAGTGCGCTCATTAAAAAACCATGGAAATTCTTTAGTCTCGCCAGGTGGTAAAAACATACGATTTAGATCTAATACATAATCTTCTGATAAAAAGTTTTTTATTATTTTAATCATAATCTTGGCTGGGACACAGGGATTCGAACCCCAACTGACAGAATCAAAATCTGTAGTGCTACCGTTACACTATGTCCCAATTTAAAATTGTTGAGGCCCATAGTCTCTATAATTAAAATGTATATTTGCCGACATAGATCTTCGGATCCCTTCTCCTTTAAAAGGCATAACAGTATGTGATAGCCAGCCTGGAAAAAAATAACAATCTCCTACTTTTGGTAATCTAACAAATCCTGTTTTTACAAACTTTTGTTGCCGGCCGTCGAGCCAGGTAATCAGTCCATCTATGTTTTCTTCAGTAATACAGTCAGGAACTTTTAAATATGCAATCATTGATATAAGAGAAGGTGCATGTTCATGTATAGGATTCCATTCATGTTCTACCATATCATTAATCCATGCGGAAGTAATTTCAAAAGAGTTAGGAACAAGTTCTCCTCTATCATCTGTTAATCTAGACACATATTTTTCTATTTGATTATAGAACCATCCTTGAAGGTTCATATTTTGCCAAATTCCAGGCGCATCAGAAATAACTACTCTTTTTTCTAATTCAATATGTCCTACAAGATTTGGTCTATACTCTTTTTCTATAGAAAGTTTTTCATCATTTACTACTTCATCCATATATTCATTTAACTTGTCTATATATTCTGATGGTATATCAACACGCATAATTGTTGGACCAAACGGTGTAAAAAATTCTGTCATATTACTTCTCCAATAACTTTTGCATCTTTAATATGATCTAAAATTTTATCAGTTTCTTTTGCTACTAACAACATTCCCCATCCACAATTAAACGTGCTTTCAAATTCTGCTTTACTAAATTTAGTTTTCTTATATAGTTCTTGCCACTGTTCGGTATATTTAAACTTTAATTTATAACTAGTTCCTTTTGGAAGAACACGCGGCAAGTTACCATGTATACCTCCTCCGGTAATATGTGCTAATGCATTAATATGTTTTATTACCGGTAATACATCATGTATGTATATCCTAGTAGGAGTTAACATCTCTTCTGTGTATTCTTTATAAAGTTTTCTTATGAGACTAAATCCATTACTATGTAAGCCACTACTAGGTATTCCTATTATATGATCTCCTACTTTAACATTTTTAGGACGCACATCTTGTACATGTACTAAACCAATTGCAAACCCTGCTAAATCAAAATTTGACTTTGTATATACTCCTGGCATTTCGGCAGTTTCGCCTCCTACCAATTGGCAGTCTGCTATTTCACATCCTCGTTGTATTCCTTTAAGTATTTCTTTACTTTTCGTTAGTACTAATTTTCCTGTTGCATAATAATCTAAAAAAGCAAAAGGTGTTGCTCCATGACATATAATATCATTGACACACATAGCAACTAAATCAATACCTATAGTGTCATACTTTTTTAATTGCTCTGCTACTAATATTTTAGTGCCTACACCATCTGTACCCATTACTAGTTTACAGCCGGTATGCCAATAAGGATTATTCCATGTAGTAAACTGTGGTAATGTTTTATCGATATCAATAATAGCACCGTAACCACTTATGCCTAAATGCTTAACTAACTTATCTGCTTTACTAACATCTACGCCTGCATTTTTATATGTTATCCTAGCCACTTTTCCATTGTACCGCGTTTCGATTGTATTACTTTTTTACAATTTGCACAAAATGTATCTTTGTCGTTTATTTCGTCAGGGTAACCGGATGGAAAGTCTTTTTTAGTATACCATTTCCAAAATCGATTATGCCTGTACATTACTGATCCACGTTGTAATATTTCTTTACACCGTCGACACTTTTTAACCGTCACTGTTTTTTTTTAATTTTCTTTTTAGGGTTAGTAACTAACTTGTATATTTCTTTCCAATTTTTAACAAGAGGAATATCTCCTGCATAATCCATGTTGTGACCATGTTCCATAATTATACTATTGAGACCCAATTTTGATCCAGTTTCTGCATTTGCAATTTTGTCTTCTATCCACCAACAGTTTGAATCCTTATAAGGTAAAAGTTCTTCGTCTTTGTCTTCCCCTGTTCCTAAACATACAATTTTTTCAAACGTTGTTTCGCCAAATAACTTATATAAGTTTCGTTGTCTTAAATTAATAGCATGTTGATTTGTACTTAAAGAAGTTATTGCGTGAAATACATAACCATGTTCTTCATGTAATTTTTTTACATAATACATTGCATCTCTAAGGGGAGGGAGGAATCCTATTGCGGCACTTTGATTAAAAAAGTTTATAAATCGTTTTCCTTCTTTTGGGTCTATACCAAATCGTTTGCCTACACAATATTTAAATTCATGCCCTTCAGCCGCCATTTGTCCATGTTCTTCCATCCAGGTATGAAACGCGAATTCCCAATTTAACAGAACTCCATCTACATCTGTTAATATTACTTTGTCCGTTTTCATAAATTTATTTTGCAGTGAATATAGTTCTAGCGTCGATGTCATCAACACTATTTAAGATCATATTTATATCAATAATCAATGCGTATTATGATCCATAATCATTCGAAACTTTCTTAGACCATCCTGGTCCTTTTAAAACAAAGGTTGATGTTGATACCATTTTTTTCAAAGACTTTTTACCACAATGTGGACAATATACTAAAGGATCTTCACTCAGTTTTTGTATACATTCTATTTCAAGTCCACAATTTTTTCTCTTACATTTATACTCGTAAGTTGGCATTCCTTTCTCCTATTAAATCTAATATATTAGTAAAACCTTTTAAAGGCAATGCTGAACTATTAAATACTTTTCCTACTGCAAGAGGATTAATCATCATGAATAATTCAAAATTTCTACAAATATCTTGAAATTCCTCTATAGAAATTCCTGGATCTTTTATTGCATTACGAATATCTCTAAAAAATTGTGCAGTTTGTTCTGTAATAATTTTAGATTCCTCGTCCGCTTCTAAATCCATTATAACTGCTTCTATACCTGATTTACTTATTTGTTCAATATATTTTTTAGGATCGGTTAATATAGCATCTACATAACCGTCATCTTCGTCTATATAATAAATTCTATGTGTTGCCATATTATGTGGTACTCCGACCCGGAATCGAACCGAGATTGTCGCCGTGAAAGGGCGATGTCCTAACCATTAGACGACCGGAGCATGTATTATCCATGTAATAGTTGTTGTGCGTGTGCTCGTATATCATCTATTAGATAATTAATCCTTTGTTGATGTGCTTCATTATCTTCTTCCCCTGCTTGCCAATTAATAATTTCTTCCAACGTAATTGACTTTCTATGCATTACCCTTATAACTTTAATAAAGTCATCTATACTATGATATTTATAAGCCATTATTTAATTCAGGGAATATTTCTTTGATGATATCTGTTGCGCGGTTTATATCATCTTCACTATATACACTTCTAACTCGTGATCTAGGTGCGTCTTTTCCTCTATCGATTACTTCGTTTTTTGCTAATGTAAATACCTGCCGTTTATTAAGGGTTTCTAAATAATTAACAGGATTAAAAGAGTCTGCAGCTGCATTAGCAAATGCTAATGCACTTAATGAATAGAGCACTATATCATCCAAACACATTGGTACTATTAATTTGGCTGTTATCCGCTTAATGCCGTCCTCACATGCGTGACTTCTCATAACATATTAATAATACTATCATATGAAGGATTTGTCAACCAAAGCGTCTTGCCATAAAAAAAGGGGGATTTTTGTTAACAAGGATTATCCCGAACCCCGAACTAGCGATTTATGCCGCTAGTTTATACTCATAAACGTCGTTGTTGGCGTTTAATAGGTTGTGTATCTCTTTACTGCTTTCCTTGCCCTGTCGAATCTATTTCGCCCCCATGTGGTGGAGGCGGCCGGTACTGCCCCGGCGTCCAAAACCTCTACTTGCAGTACGTCATCAATACAATATTACTTATGATCTATGTATTAAATCGCCCGTATATAGCGTCTAAAACGCTCACTGTGCGTTTCTTTAGTTAAATATGTGTACAAGTACCCATTACGTTCGGGGGAGAAAATGGCATTGCCTTCTTACTTAACAATAAGGCACGTAGAATTAAAACCAGGTCCTATACCCACGAAAATTTGGATCTTATGTGCATCTAAGGACATACAACATAAAAAAATGGTAGGTCCTGCATTCGTATCTCACCCCCATATTCATGTAGGTAAAAGACCCGGCTATGCTGGCGAAGGCTCTTGGATAACAACAACATTGGGTGAACTTCTTACTGAATCTGACAATCCTAATTGTCAATTATGGGATGTTATGTTATCTGGCGGATGGGATTGGGGATTACGATATGAGAATGCTTGGTGTAGATGTTTGAATATAATTTGTCCAATAATAATAGGAGAACCGTTAACGGTAAAGTTAGGTGATATCGAAAAAAGAGATTAAAGAACAAATAAAACGAGTAGAACTTGATATCGAATATATTAAGGCGTACGATAAAAACCTTAGTAAGTATGGTAACCAATTACTACAAGAAAAAATAATTATGTTAGATAATTTACAATACGTTGAAAGTAGATTAGATGAACCATGTGGTATGCGTTAATTAAGGATCTAATCCATAATTTACAGTTTCACTTGCTGGTTGATATCGTAAATGTATCGTCCAATTAATTTGTTTGCCTGTTTCTCCATAAACTTTAAACACCAAATTATTAGTTAAAACTTCTACCGAAACATCCCACTGTGTAGCATTGTTTTGATAAACTGTTTTTGCAGCTGGTCCTACTAATCCTACTGTACCTAAAGTATTATCTACAAGACCTTCTAACTTAAATGCGTTGCGTTCAACAGTTCCGCCCGTTCTTCTTGCTAAAAATGTTGCTGTAAAGAACCAACATTCATCTGTAGCAGGAGTAATAGTTTCTGAATAAATTCCATCTTGCGATGTATCCCATAATATAATAACAGCACCTGCAGCTGTTGTTAATGCTCTACTTTTAAGTAAATATTCATCTCCGCTAATAAAAATATCCAGTGACCTTTGTTCTATTCTAACACCGTCGCCTGCAACCAAGGTTCTAAGTTTAATATCATTGGTACTAGTTTCATCATATACTTTAGCACCAGATCCAATATTGGTATGAGTATTATCTTCAGTAGCAGTTAAGTAACCTGCAAGTGCATGATTGCCCCAACCATATGCTTCATTCCAATTAGCAACATTGGTTGCTGTTATAGTTCCAGCAATCGATGCTAAAAATACAGGATCTGCTTCATCTACAAATTCTAGTGCTGTACCGCCAGTATTACTTTTTACAAATTTACTAGCAGTAATAGTACTCGGTGTATCTGTTAAGTCCGTCCATGTATCCGCTATAGAATCTAAAAATGTTTGATGTAATCCTATTGTTAATGTTTTATACGGATCTCCATCTCCTGATTCAACTATAGTAACTTTGTTAGATTCTCCTACAACTAATTCTAATACTGCTTTATTTGCTTCCTTCTTTAAAAGTCCTGTTCCATCTGATGGAGTTTCTATAACATTTTGTAAAAACAAATCTAACTCTGCTGTGGAAGAATCTATAATAATTGTACCAGTTGAACTGGATCCTCCGGCACCGGCTGCACCCGGAACAATACCTCCTCCAGGATTTGTGCCAGCAGTACTGCCACCAGTAACACCTATTGTACCTCCTAAACTAGGAGCAATTACATTTGATTCAAATCCTCCTAATTCAGATATATCGGATGACCATATGCCATCCGATATGCCCGGTTTAGAAGAACCTGAAGATACATAATCATTATAAGTTCCGGATTCTTTTAAATCAAAAAATGTATCAGTAATTTCTCCAGCGGCATTTTCAATAGGAAGTTTACTAGCAACTATTGGATGACGTGTAGCTTGTTGTTCTAAATTTTTTATAATATCATTATTTGCAATTGCACCCCATGGATCATTTCCACTAGGCAATGCATAATCTTTAAGTTGGCTATGCGCTGAATAAAGATTAGATGCTGTTGTTGAGGCTGCCGAAACTGTAGCTGCGGCCGGATCTCCAGCATTTTCTGTTATCATCATCGCATTAACATCTGTATCCCATGAACTTAGGCTATTCATTATTACACTAGATACAACACCAGTTGCAATTATTGTAGGTAAGTCGTCACTAATGTCTTTAAGAAGGCCGCTACTTAATCCACTAAAATTAAAACTGCCGTCTGAATTTAAACATAAACTTATATCTATATTACCTAAAGTATCAATATGACTTTGTGCAGGACCGAATAATGAACCCAATGCTTTATCTAATAAAGCTCCAATATTTGGTGCTGTAACCGGGTTGTCACAAAAATTAACCATTGAATATATAGATGCTACTTGATTTATAATATTCTGCATCCTTGCTATAGTACTGTTTACACCTAAATGATCTAATAAACCACCAAGAGTATTTTTCATGGTGTTTAATTGATCTTGTAGACCTTCAGGCATGCCTCCGGTACCAATAAGATTACCAAGAGCAATTTCTAAACAAAGCAATTGGCCTTCATATGGATTTCGAAGACCTCCTGCTAAAATTTGACATATTATATCTCTAATAGTATTAGGTAATTGAGCCTTATCAACCAGCCTAAGATTCCCATCAGCACTTGCTGCCACAACTCCTTGTATATCGGGTAATCGGGTATTAGCAATGCTTGATAATTTTCCAGCAGTTTTTTGTAAATTTTTAAGAGTAGCCATTTAAGTTCCTATGTACTATCAATTATTGCCATACCGTGGTTTACATCTCCTGCAAAAACATTAGGACTCCCACTTACTCTAGTATGTCCACATGTATCCGAATCCCCTTCACAATTAACAGGAATCATATGAGCATATACTGTTTTTCTTCCTTCTGCGGTATCCCAAATACTGCTACAATGTATTGAAGGTAACGGGCACGGTGGATGTCCCGTGCCTATTGAACCATCAACTGAAACCAGAAGTCCATTTGCATATACACTTCCTTGAGGAATAGTTGTTATAGATCCCCCGGCGGAATTTGAATCGTTCATTCGATGTACTCGTCTACCTGACATACTTATTTCCTATGTTATTATTTGGCTACTTGGTGTTGCTAATGATATTCCTGTTGTTGCTTGAACATAAGAATCTGCTAACACTTTATTAGGTGAAATAATCATAACAACTTTATCTTTGTTTAGTGTAACATTTGGAGTTGCTGAAATATCCAAAGATACCATCATAGGAATTAATCCTACACCTTCTGGTCCCATTGCTAATGCTAACGGCTTTCTTAATGTTATTGTGTTGTCGTCATCTTCTACCCATTGGGCAAGTACTTCATCACCACTTACAAGTTTTAATGCAACAACATCATTTTTCTTACGTTTTTCTACTAACATTTACATTGTACTCTTTTTTTCTTGTATTTCTTTCCTACGTGATTTTGTTAATTTGCCTAGTTCACCTAGTGCTTTGCGGGCTCTCGCCGCTGATGCTTTAACGCCTTTTTCTTCGAATTTGGCAGATTCATTCATATATGAATCGAATTGTGAAATAATTTCATCATGTATTGACATTTTTATTCTCCCTTTCAACCTAACTATTTATCGAAAAAAAGGGAGCCTTTATGACTCCCTTCAATTTATACGCCTAATAGCGTGTATTTTAAATAATCTACGTTATGTATAATCTATTTCTTTATTATTGTATTGTACAACTATTATATTTCTCTATATGCCCTAGTCATTACAACATCATCGGGCGATTCTATATTTATTTTAAATCTACTTGGTATGGTATCTATTTTGGCTTTCACCGAGCATAAGGAAGTGATCTATCCCTTAAATTTGTTTGTCAATATTTCATTTCCTTTCTCCCTATTGTTTACTATTTTCTCTATAGGAAATAATGTTATATTTTTGTGTTTTAGTAACTGTATCCGCCAATGAATATAGTCTATATATTTCATTATTAGATATTATCTATTATATCTTCTATCTGGTCTTTTGTCAACCGAAGCAACGACGCGGCACCATCTTCTACTACCAATGTATTGCCTTGATAAATTTGTGGTACTGTTCTGTGTCCTTGTTCTAGTATCCAATCTTTTGATGCTTGATCTGTTGATATATCTACTTCTTTATAGGTTATATCGAGTTCTTGCAAATACTCTTTAACATTAGTGCAATGGTGGCACCGTGGTGAAGTATATATGGTTAACATTAATCGATATCACATCCTTTATGTTTACCATAAAACTTTTTAATTTTAAATCCGCCCCAGGCAATTAATACCAAATTAACTGCCATTGCTGTATAAAATATCCATGGATACTGTGAAAGCCACATCCCTAATGTTGTTCCGCCTAACCCAAAAACTACTACAAACCACGGTATCACACAAACTGGACACATATACTATTCTCCTGGTTGATAGTATTTATATTATTTCACATCCAGTGGGGGCTGAACAGGCCAATTCTTGAGCCCCAGTTGTCATGTCTTGTTCTTCATATTCACTTAACAATTCCCAACTTACCTCTTTGGGCATATCAGCTATTAGTTTATCATATTCTTCTTTTGTACAGTCTTGATAAGGTGCTTGTCTGTATGAATGTTCTGTCATTGGTAAAAAAGAAACTCCCGACATTTGATCAAAATGTTCCCATACCCATGAACCAACATTCATCCATTCGTGCTCTTGTACAGATACCGTAACAGACGGTTTATGTTCACACCAGTTATCTTGATATATTTTCCACAGTTCTAATTGTTCAATAGCAGACATATCTTTTCTATATACACCATTACGGGGTCCTTTAACAGGAAAAGAAAATACTAGTGTATGTTCGGGTTTTGTTACATCAGGTTCACACGGAAATCCTGCTTCTATCATCATTTTTGCCAATGGGTCTTTTTTATCTGCTCGTATTGTTCTAATATAATAAGGATTATGACGTGCATGTATACCAGAAGCACTGTCAACTAATTGTGATACTGTACCAGAAGGCTTAACACAAGTAATAGCGGCAGATTGATTAATACCTAATATTTTAGACAATTCTTTATTTGTGTTTATAGATACTTGTTTTAATTGTTGTAATAAATTTTCTAAACCTTTTCCTTTGCCGTTAGTTAATTTACTATCCATAATTCCTGTTAAAGAAACACCAAGCAATCTTTCTTCATAACAACTTTCTGTCCACTTTCTACTAATGTATTTAAAATTAATTAAAGTAGATTGCCATGTACCTAATATAGTTGCTAACTTTACTTTTTCTTTTAATGATTCTTCTGTATCATTTTCGCGGATAACAACTTCTGACAAATTGCAAAATTCACGTGACCGCAAAATTATTTCTGAACAAGGATTTGTACCAAAGTCATGTTCTGAATCTCGTCTACCACTTTTTCCTGCTTGTTCTTTTGCAGCTGCTCTATTAAAAATACCACGCTCACCCGACTTAGATTCGTAAAGAGATTGCCATTCGTCCATAAAAATACCCATGTCGGGTCGTTCAGTATAACAAGCAGAATTATTAGCAAGTGCTCGTTGTACATTCCGTTCCCACCACTGTCCTGACTTTGCTAACCGCATTCTGTCATCACTTAAATTTGACAAACTAATTAACGCAGAACGTCGTACACCACCTACTACTACTATCTCTGCAATTTTACAAACAATGTCATGACACTCTAATGATGTTAGTTTTCTGCCAGCTGCATTACGAAAAATATCTGATGTAAATCTAAATAAATCTTCTAAAGGTTGTGGACCAGATGCCCTTCCTCCAAATGTTTTTAACGGAGAACCTGCAGACCGAACTCTACTTAAATCCCACTGAGGAATTTGTCCTGCATACAATAGGTGAATTAATTCACGTAATGCTTTGGCCCAACCTAATTTACTATCTGAAATAATAAGAGTTGTATCTGTTTCAAAAAACTCTTCATTGACAATAGGAAGTAAACTTACAAATTGACGTTCTACACTAAATCCTACACCAGTACCATTCATTAATACATAAAGAACTTCGTCAAATGCTCGTATAGAATCTATTGCAATATACGAACAATTATAACCTGATACATTTTCTCGTTTTAATGCTTCTCCTGCTGTCATAAGACAACGCATTGAAGGCATTACTTCTAAATTTAAAACTGCATTTCTTAATGTATTTTTTGCTTGTGTAGAAACGTTAAAATTGCACTGCTCAGATAAATGTTCTTCAAAAAAATTAAAATATCTATCTACTGTTTCTGTCCATGTTTCTCGTCGTGTGTCTTCATATCTATATCGTGAATATCTCGAAAGATGAATAAATTGTTGATATAGAGTTGGTAGTTGGATACTCATAACTCTCCTTTAAATTTTTTTCAATATGAAAACTCTCCTTAAGTAATTTACTAAATTACTTTTAACCTAGAGTGTTCCAAAGTTTTGCGTTATAATAAAATTTAGCAGTTGAAGACAATCCGTTACTATATTTTAATATAATATCATCACTGACTTTTACAACCGAAAATGTAATTCCTGTAGATGCTGTCTCAAGAAAATCGTTATCAAAAACTGGTGGATTCGTTCCATCATATAAAATTCGTATTGTACCTACAGCCATTACACCACTAGCATTCTTTATTGAAAAATTTACTACACACGTATTAAATATCGTGCCATCAAAAAGAAAACCAGTATCTTCATCTGTAGCAGATGCATTAAATTGAAGCACTCGGGTATATTCTTCATTTTGTTCTACATCAATTTCAGAGTTAAACCCTACTTTTATAGTATCGCCGATTGTTAATATGCCGGCGCCGAATGTTAAGGAAACTCCTGTAATTGTATAATCTGTTCCTGGATTTTTAGGTGTATCATTTACAAGAACTTTTACTGTACTTCTAGCAACTCTAGCCTCTAATGTATATGTTAGAACAACTGGGTCTGGTACTGTAAAAGTTTGTAAGGGGTTACCTATGAATAATCGTTGTTTATCCGTTGCGTAACCGGGCTCCCCTTCATTGAGTAAGGGAAGATCTATCATATCTCCTCGTCGAAATAATATACGAGAAATTTTAGTTGTTGCTGCCATGGTTAAATCCTGTTTTTGTTGTTATTGTTATTTATTGAGATTGTAGTACTCACTAACTTTTTCACCCCATTTCTCAGCATAATTTTCGAACTCATTTTCATCAATAACATACTCCTGATACAACCCAGCACTTTCACCATCCCATGTAATCATCATTATTACTATATTTTCTATATGTGTATCATATAACGAATTATGGGCAAGTGCATATGCTACACCTTGTAAAAAATAGTCATCTACCCACTCTCGTTTCTTTGGTTTTTTAGTTGTTTTAAAATCTATTATTGTCTGTTTATTTTTCCATACGCCTACACAGTCTGTTGTTCCTGCATATAGATCAGGATAAAACAAAGATACTTCTGTCCCCCATACTTCATCCAAATTCTTAAAACCTTGTTCAATAACTATATCTGCTAATTTTTCTGCTCGCTTATATATAATGTTAGATTTTGTTGTCGTTTCCTTTCCATTTATATGATTTTCTAACATTGAATGAACAACCGTTCCTATATTGGCTGCTTCACTTGTTATTTTTTGTGCTTCTTGTATACCTATGCGTTTCCGCCATGCAGATAACGCCCTACGTGACTCTTGGGATTTTGTTGCATCTAATATTGTTGTTACACTAGGAACATTACCGGAGGGGGTAGAATATAATCTTTTGTTTTGTTTTGTTGTTCTTTTAAGAGAGGTATACGGATATAATTCGACTAATAATGACATATACTAATTGTACATAACATACATGAAATTGTCAAGTTATTTTACCATTCAATTACCCATTTAAATGTTATTGTAGTTGTACTGTTAACTTTTTGTGTTATAGAGTAAGCCAAGTCTTTAAAATGTTTACTAACTTGTGCCATTTGATCAAGTTTTACTTTATCTGTAATAAGATTTTGCCAAGTTTTGTAATAATCTTGTGCAAGTAAATATTTTGTGGCATTTGTTGCACCGCCACCTGCAATTGTTACAGTTGGTATTGTTACATAACCGCCGCCGACGGCTGTTACTGTAAAAGTATCTATTCCACCTCCTGAAACTGTCACTGTTGCTGTTGCCTGTACATTAGGAGAAGCAACCGTTGCTACTGGAGGTAATGTATAATTTGAACCAGCGCCTGTTAATGCATATCCTATTACTCGACCTATAGTATCTGTTGTAGCAATAACAGAAGCACCTGCGCCTGTTGTATCACCGACTGCATTTGTCATTGTTACTATTGGTGCTGTAACTGAATCATAACCAGAACCATATGTTGCTGGTACAATGTTACTCAATGCACCACCTGAAATTGAAGTAGTATTTGTTGCTGTTTCTCCATCTGGTGCAGCTATTGTTACAGTTGGAGCAGATGTATAACCAGTCCCCGCGGCTGCAACAGAAATTGCAGTTATTTTAAATAAATTGTTATAAGGTACAGCAGGATTTAAATTACTTGCAGTTCCAAGTCCGTCTATTTGAGTAGACCACGTCATAACAGAGTTGCCGTCTACTTCAACAGATAGCAATCCTGCTTCAACAGCAGTTAATATTTCTGTTTCAATGTCACGAATTTCTGCGTGTATAACAGAATCTATTCTTGCTTTTGTTCGTGCCTGACTGGCTGTTAACATTGCTACCATTATTTAATTTCCTTCTTAAGTTGACGTTTAGCCATTTTACTTATTGTTTTTTCTTCTTTATCTGCTACATCCGGCGATACATATCTTTCAGCATCTGTTGTTGCAATTTTAATCGTGTCTTGATTTGCCATTGCTACAACCGGATGTCCTGATAAAATTTGTACTACTGTTACTAGGTCTACGCCTACATATCCCATACTTCTTAAGTCCATGACTACTTGATTTGTGTTTACTTCAGTTGTACCTTCAGCAGACGCTGTGACGAGAAGATTAATTATCTCATCACGTAAATCATTTACATATTCACCGGCCTCAAAAAGTTCTGTTAATCTCATTTCATTGATTTGATAATTTGACGTAAAACTTTATCGTTGTACTTGCCTTCTCTTAATGCAGTTTTTAAAGCACGTTTTGCTTTTTCTACGCTTTCTTTTTTAACTGCTCTACCCAATGATATATTTTCTGGTCCTGCAGCTGCGTCGGCTCCATCTAAACTAATTTCGTCGTCGCCTCCTAGTCCATCATCCATATCAGTGTCGCCCATATCCATAGACATATCATCTGTTCCCATGTCTGTAGACATAGCAGATTTGTCACCAGTTAAAACTAATACTGCATTTTGAACTTGCTCATGCGTTCCTTTAATTCCTTCTAGTGCAGAACCTAATGCAGCTTCAACAGAACCATTGAATTGCTCGCCTGCTTCAGGACCATATTCTTCTTTAATCCTGTCTACTAGAGGCATTAAATTTTCAACTTGCATTTTAGCCAAATCTTCTGCGATATCTTGTAGTTGTACTACCATATCCTTCGCAGCCAATGCTAATTCTGCTTGATCAAGATCTTGCTCTAAAAGTTTTTTCAAATTTTTAAAAGTTGCTTCTTCATTCATTACGTTTCCTCTACGTTTAATACTACTATTTAGTTTGCCGTATGGCCAAATGCCATATCCTCCAAGAGAACCAAACGTCTGCCCTCTTGGTTCGGGTCTATCTTTTGCACCAGTTCCTGAAGGACCTGGAATGGGAATTCCTGGTAACCATGGCAGTCTCTTTTTTCCGCCTTTCTTTCCCTTGCCGGTATTTGTTCTTGTCTGCGTTCCTACGTTAGTTCCTACGTTAGTTCTAGCTATAGTAGGAGCACCTGCAATTGTTGTTATTGTTCCAGTATTTGCTACATCTCTAGCTACATCTCTAGTTCCGGCGCCAGTTGTTATACCTGGAGTGGCAACTATACCGCCCGTAGCCGTAGGTTTAACGTCTATTCCATATCCTGGAGGGTGATGGCCATCGCGTGACTGTGGATCAATAGCTACTCCGGGCGGAGCATGATCCACATCAATTTGTGGTGTAACATGTTGTGGTGTAACATGTTGTGGTGTAACATGTTGTGGTGTAACATAAGGAGGCGATGCTGTTCGTCCTTTTGGCTCAGCCATCATTCCTTGATCATCATATTTAATATCAGCACTAGCAATAGCATTAGCGGCTGTTGCCGCGGCGGTTGCCTGTTGCGCGGCAATTTGTGCTTGCTGTGCGGTACTATATTCGGCGCCCATATCAACACCAGTTACTGGTATTGCATCTGCCGCAGCTCTATCATCAAATCCCCGGGTGTCGGCTTGTTGATATCCCTGTGCCGCAATAGCATCAGCGGCTGTTGCCGCGGCGGCTATTCTTGGGTCAGCAGTAGCTCCTGTGCCTCGCCCCTTATAGTCTACAGGATCGTCTAGTCCATATTTGTCATCACCAACTGATTGATTTTTAATAGCATTAATAGTTGCCGCAACATCACTATCTAATGTTGCTTTGACTCGATCAGCTTGTGCGCTTGTATAATCGGCTCCTTTCATGTCTGGATGTGTTTTAATTATAGAGTCTACTGCGGCCGCTAATACTGTTTTTGCATTTTTTACTCCCGGCTCGTCACCAGCATCTATAGCTATTTGTGCGGCTGTAGCGGCTGTGACGGCCGCTGTAGCTGCCGCGTCATCTGCTACTTTTTGTTGATGTTCTGGATCTCCTTTAATATAATCTTTCCAGCCACCGTGAACGTTAGGATAAAGAGAAGTTGCTTGTATAAATGCTCCTTTTAATGCCAACTCACGTGCAATTTCAAAATTTGCCGCTGCCAAATCTTCATTTGGGTCACCAGCATCTGACGAATGTGTCATTAAACTTATAAAACTTACACCTTTAAGTACTGTCCTAGCAATAACTCCTGCTTTAGCACCACCTAGTACTTTAGTTAACCAACCTATACTGTCATCGGCCGCATTTACTACTGTAGTTCCAATATTCGCATATATTCCACTAGGAACTCCTGAAAATGCCGCTCGAGCAGCTGTTAATCCAGCCGTTGTTGTAATACCAGCAGAATTAATATTAAGTTCATTTGCAAAACGTTGTGCTAGTTCAGGGTTTTTTGTTAATATTTCTGTAATGTCTATAGATTTTCCGTCGTCTGTTTTATACATAAATTTTAAATCTTTACCATCTCCACTCGATGACATAAGTTTTCCTGATTCAGGATCTATTAATGTTGGTAATGTATATTTCTCTGTTTCTGTTTTTTCTTTAGATCTAGTAGGTGTGCGTCCTGGAACTTTGCGCTCAATTAACTGTTTTAAATATTGTTCAAATAAAACAACTCTATTATATTCTGCTAAATTAAAATTTCTATATAATTCTTGTTTTGCATCTTGTACTTGTTGAAGTGCTTTCTTAGCAGAATTACCGGATACTGGATCCTTTACCGTATAACCATAATTTTTTTCAAGAATATTTTTAATATCCGTATGTTCTTGTTCTTTATTTCTTAAGTTATTTAAAAGCATGTTATTACCTGAACATTTGTTTTCTTATTTCACGTCTAGTATGTATTACTTTACGTTTATTCTCTTCAAATTGTGTTTCGTACAATTCTACATCAAAAGAATCATTATCTCTTTTAAGAAGAGTTTTATAATGCTTTGCTTCATTTAATTTACTACCATATGTGCCGTCTAGTTTATAAATGTCATTTGCTTCTATATCTTTATTTTTAAGAAGTGCATTAACAATTCCTACTGCACTTTCAAACAAGGATATATTATCATACAATGTTTCTTTATGTCTATTTTGAACTTTATATGATTTTGTACTCTTTTCAATTATTATTTCATAATCTAATATACCTACACCAGATTCAGTTTTATTTGTCATAGCAATAATATCGCTAGGAGTTTTATCTTTTCTAGCTTGCTTTGCTACTTTTTTTGTAGATTCGTTTAATCTACTTAATATAGTAGACATTGCCTTAACATCGGGGTTCGAAGACCCCGATGTCTTGGCAGCTTTTAATCCCTTGCCACTTAACTTAGACATCAAGTCTTTCATGGCTTTTGTATCTTCTGGTGTATGTCCCATATTATTTTACTTAGACTTCGGCTTCGCCGCTGCCTGGAATCATCGATGACATTTCCCACCAACCTATTGCGTCACCAAGAAATCCTACCACAATAACTCCTACTACTATGAGTAGAATTTTGTGTTTTTTACTCAATTCGTTGAACTTTTTCATATCTTATATCTCCTTTATATAGTATAATCAATGTAAGTGGCAGTACTTGTATTCGCTCCAAACTTAATACTGTCACCGTCTTGTAGGCGCAATAATGCACCTTTACTAACTAGGTTTCTCGCAAGTTCATTTTCTCTTTCCGATAAATCTTCTTTATAAAGGAAACCATCCGTAGATTCGTTTATTTTACTAATTAATTTATATTCTCTATTACCAACAGGCATAATAAGGCCGCCTTGTATTTCTATTATCCTCATACCAATCCTGCCGCTTTTAATAATTTATCTATTCTATCTGATGTTTTTTTGTCTGCTGGTATAACTGTACCATCTGCTTTAGTAACTGAAGTAGTAGGTTGATTTTGAGGATTTCTAGATGCAACACCGGTTGGTTGTTTACCCTGGACACCCTTGCCTGCAACTGCTCTCATTTCTTTTCTGCCACCAGCAATTGCACCTTTATCTGAAAATGCAGAAGAATATCCAGTAGTGCCTGTGGGTTGCGTAGGTATAGTTTCTCTAGACTGTTTTACATTATTACCTGGATTTCTACCTGTTGCATGAGTAGGTGATAATCTTTCATTTGCTTGTATATGAAGACCAGGAACATAAGGTCCTATAATATCTAATATAGTATTCATGTCATGTTCTTCAACTGCATCATTTAATGCCAATAAATCACTTAATCGTATATGTTTCATAGCAGATTCTATATCAGAAGAACTAATATCATAATCACTGTAGTTCTGTAATACAGAAGTTAATGTTTTTGCCACACTATGATTTTCTTTTAATGATTCGAAAAAAATTGTCATTTTATTTTTTACCAATTTTGTTAAGGCGAGCTACTCGTTTACTTGTAGGATTAACTCTCTTTGTTCGTTGAATTTTTCTTTGTATTCTACTACCCATTCTTGCTTTAGTCCGCTTAAGAGTAAAACGTTTTTTAATATCCAATGGTGCCGAACATTGACTCATATTTGCAACAATGCGACCCTTTCTACGACCAAATGTACATCTAAATTTACGTACAACTTTTTGTCCGCGGCGAGCCCAAACCATTTTGGTCTCGGCAATTAAAGGATTTGGTTCAAAAAATTCATTCAGTTGCATTGGATAACCTTAATATTATATTATAATATTTAGCAAAATTATCCCATTTGAATGAGCATCACTACGATAGTAGACAGTAGCCCTGCCATTATGGTCCCTGTCGCACCAATGACAACCTTGGTCATGCTTTGGTGAGATGAGGTAATTTTGTCTTTAAGTTCTAAGACAATAGTATATAAAGTATCTTGCCTGGTTTCTATCACTTTTAATTTTTCATGCATAGTATTATACCTCTCAGCACATAAATCTACGTGAGCTTCAAGCGATTCTTTTTCTATCCTATATACAGCCTTACCATTTGGCATAAATTAAATTCCTCTAGAACTACTTTTCAAATAAGTAGAATATCAGTTCGAGAGCCTGAGCGTGCCTAAAGTGAGCCTAAGTTAGTTATTAATGTGCCTGTATTAGCCTTTACAAATTTGTAACTTAATGTTTGTTACACTTGTATTTATAGCTCTGTATTTTTAATAATATAGGTATTTTTGTCATCTGCAGACACACAATCAAACGTAACACCGACTGTTGCTGATTCATCTAGGTTTTTGAATACAGGAACAGCATTAATATCTCCTACTAACCCATCTACACTTGTTTGATTAGCAAATTCTGTTGCAAATTTAGTAATCCATATAGAATGATTGCCTGCATGACCGGTTCCAAATTCATAATTAGATAAATCTTGCCCAACTAGTTTCATGACAGAACTTATAAACGGTTGGCATCGAAGTCCTATTGTTTGTAATAGTACACTAAGATTTTGTGCTTGTTGGTATTCTTTACCTGACCCGGTTGTTATACCAGTATCTGTAACATCTATTAACGTATAAATGGTGAAAAATTCTGTATCACCATGGCTAGATTCGCCTGGTCGAAATATTCCACTAGGGGTGGGATTTGTCATTTTTACCTATAGGTTCGTTTGCCTAATTGATATCCTACCGCATAACCAGCAACAGCTGCACCAATAGTTTTTAAGGCAACGCCGGCAATCTTTTTCATGCCGCTTTTTGTTTCAGGATTATTGGCATCATCTATACCTAAATTCTTATTTCTAGATAATGCATCTAGATAAGGCATTAGTTCTGCCAATCTAGCATTTGTTCTGAAGTACATTAACAATCTTGTTACTGCTAAATGTTTTTCAGTTGTAGAAGTTTTATGCCAATTTTGAACTAATCGTCTGATACTTTTATAATTGCTTGTTTTAATATTTAATTTCTTTTCTAGTGTTAGAAAAAAGCGAGGAATAAATGCACCGTCTGTTTGTAAAGTGTTATTTGACATTTCTTTAAAGAATTTACGTAACATATGATATGGCATGTTTATGCGAGTTCTTGCAATAGCATTCTTTTCTGGAGTGCCACCTATTAATGAATCAGATGTTCCACTATGATCGAATAATATATAAAATGCTAGATAAAGATCTGATCCTGATATTCTATAATGATCAAAAGAATTATAGCGGATAGTTTTATCTGCATAATCAATTGCGGCAGGAGCAGTATCATATTCAGAATATAGCATGTATAAAAGAAGGGTATTTAAAAAAGCAAAATTAGCAACATCATCAATGCCAAGTTTACGTATAATATTTCTATTACGAAACATTCTAGCTTCTGTTATTTCTTTGTTTATAAATGTTAGTTCCATATTAATATTTATTATAATATATAATGTTCCTTATGTCAATTAACCAAATTTCTTATCTGGTGCAAAATTAGCAGAAGAAAATGTAAGTCTATCTACTAATTTAAGAGCATTACCTAAATGATCAACTGCAACAAATCCTTCTGGTGCAGTTACTTCAACTGTACCGTCTGGGTGCATTAAAAATGCATCCATGCTTTTGATTTGATTTAATTTATTAATTAATAGACTTTTAGCGGCAATGGTTCTTAAGTATAAACCATATATTCCTTCAAGTTGAGGTTTATGAGTTTGTACCCATTCAATTGCTGTATTCAAATATTCTAACCTCTTTTGACCAGCTGGACCTTCGGGGCCTGTTTTTAATTTTGCAACTGCGGCATCTGTCCGATCTATTAATCTTTCAACAAAATCATCTACAAAACGTCCTGGATCTTCTTGAAAACTGCCGCCTCGTACATAACTATTCACATGTGCCTTTAATTCTTTTCCTACTTCTTCAATTGGACTGTTATTTAAAATATCAAATGTTGCACTTGTTGCTTTATTAGCAAATACTACATTATCATTAATTGCTTTTAATATTGCTTTACTTTCTTGTGCTGTTAATGTTGCCGCTCCACTATAATCTTTTATATAAGCATCATCTACCCAAACGTCCGGAGATCTACCTTTTAAGCTACTTACATCAATATTGAAATTAGCCTTCATGTCTGCTAAATTGTCTCCCTCATACAATGTATGAAAAATAATACCTATTTTAGCACGTCTTATTTCATTTGCAAGGGCACTATCGTTGGGAACAGCATACATAATTAGTTGTGGTTTAAATGTCAAATAGTCGATGCCGTCAATTTCATATACATTTAACATGTCGGGTGTAAACAATATATCACCCTGCAATACTTCTTTTATGCCTAGTTTTCTAAGATGCTTATATGCAGCTCCTAGTTTATTTCTTAAACCTTCTTTACTATCAACTTTACCGTCTTTCATTGCATCCGGATGATTTTTCATGATGTGCCCAGGCTTCTTATTTAATTTTGGACTTTGTGCAAATACACCCTTTGTGCCAACAAAAAATTTACCATCACTAGGATCTGTTCCAGTAACTATAGCAGGAGAACCATCCCATTTAACTGTTACTTTTGTTGATTTTTTTGCATGGCCTTTTAACATAGAATGCAATCCGCGCATTATATTAATAGACTTTTGTACACCATCATATCCAGCATTTAAAATTTCATCTTCTATATGTTCTATATGAACATTTTTTCCCTCTTTGTCTTCTTTTAATTCCTGATCTATTAAATCTTCTTTACCATTTGTGGTTTTATGAAATCCTTTATCATCTGGTTGGGATAGACGAGAAGTTCTGTTATTTCTAGAATAACGTCGAGGATAACCTGAAGTAATATCTTCTATTCTCATTATTTGTACGATTCCTTCTTCATACGAGTATGTTTTGTTTTTTCGTATTCTATTTCAGCATCATATTCTCTTTCCGCATGTGTTTTAACAAGCGGTGATGCTATGTCTGCCGCATACATTCCTGCTAATATAGAACCAATAAGATTTAATGCTGGCCCTATATCCATCCCCAATGTATCAGCAACCGGTTTACCAGCAAAAAATAGTATACCAACTGCGGCACCTATTAATTTTGGATGCTTTCTAAAAAATCCTGTAAACTTATGGATATCAGTTATTTTGATACCTGTTTTTTGTAAATCCCTTAATTCCTTCTCATAGGCTTTTTGTGCGGCTATGTCAGTTAGATGATGATCCTTTGCATACTTATTTGCTTTTTTAAAAAGATTCCTCACAATTTCGGCCTTTCTTTCTAAATCTGCTTCGAATAATGCATGTGAATCAAATACTGGATTTGTGTTAAAGATTTCATTTATTTTCATTCGCTTTCCAATTAGTGCCCGCCGTTCCTGCCCCTGTGTAAGTCCCGCCAGACCCGGGTGGCAAGAATGACCCTTTCCTGCGATTTTTTGTTGGTGTTTTCTTTCTCGGTACCGGGGTCGACTTCGGTAATTCGGGCGACATCTTCGGTGTCGTCTTTGTCGGCTGCTTCCTTGTCTGCGGTGCATATTGACCCGTGCTTAGAGGTAGAATTTCATACCTACCATATGGATCTTGTTGATTTACATGTATATACGACTTATTATTTGGTTTTCTCGTATCTAACCTATCAGGAAAAAGCCGACGCCGCTGAGCGGGGGTCAATCGTTGCCGATCAGGCGTACTTTGGGCACTTCTTTCACCCGTACTTCCCGAATAAATATCTCCCGGAGTATACTTACCACGTTCGCGTTTCGAAATATCCGTTGCCCGTTTCATACTCTGGCCCGCGGAATGCCGCTCACTATTATCTACAAGGTGTTGTACTTCATGCATAAAATCACCCAAGCTTGGGTTCGGACCAACACCTATTTCGTCAGTCCCTCTAGCCCACGCATCTGTCTCCGGTGGCATATTTATATCATGAGTAACAGTAGCATTGGCTATATGTGGGTAATTTTTATAAACCTCTGGTGCATGTAGAAAATCACCTAATCGCATACTCCCGCCTCGAGATATTCTATTAATAATTTTATCTTTATGATTTGAAATTTCTTGCCGGGGGAGCCTATCGGCGGCCCAAAGAGTACCATGCTTGAGCCAAATATCTTCTCTACTTTCGCCTCG